CCACTGCCGCCACAAGGAAATTAACGCCATCCGGCACACTGCGGGAAGGAACTGGCTCTGCCCGCTGCTCAAGCAGTTCACTTTTTCGTTGCTCCATGCTGGCGCGGGGAAGATAAGGTAATCCCCAGTCGGTATTGATAACCGCCCTGAGTGTTTCTTCACTTCCGGTTGTCTCGTATTCCTGTTCTGCAGTAAGCAGTTTGTAAACGAGTTGCGAGAGTGTCTGATAAGCAGCTGCCGGACCCTCCATCCAGAATGACGCAATACGTGAACGCCGGGGATCACCATAACGACTGCCATCTGCATTGATGGATTCACCATCCCGTAACCAGACCCCACGTCCGTTCAGCTCGCGTTTTTGTTCAGGCAAAATCCGTCCTGAACAGGAAGGACACTGAATATAAGCCGCCTCACTTGCCAGCACAGGATCGGCAATATCACGGAAACCAGCAACCACATCGCCGCAGGGCTGAAAATACTCACCACAGTGTGGACAGGGCCAGTACCAGCGACGGCGATCGCCACGGTTATAGAGCGACAGTATCCCCGTGGTTGGTGGAGCCTCATGCGGTGAAGTCCGTCGCCATTTCACATCCTTCACATCCCTGCCGGGGGAACTCTCCACCAGCGTCATACCACTGGACATAAATGTGGTGGTACGTTTTGAGGCAAGAGAGAAGGCATCCCCCTCACCATCAATATCTTCCGGAAAACGGTCATAATCCGTCAGCGCCACGCATTTATAATCTGATGAAGACATGATATTGACTGACGGCCAGCCGATTTTCAGGTAGTTGCCAGCAAGGAATGTTCTGTCATAAACGTTGTTGTCATTTTTGTTCGGACTCAGGCGACTGACCACTTCCGGGCTGACGCGAAACGTTCTGGCGAGTCGTTTTTTAGAGTGTTCGCGGGCTTTTTCCTCCGTCATCTGAATGATCAGCATATCCGCAGGATCGCAAATCACGTTGTAAATCACCCAGCCGTCAATCAGGCCGATAGTCTTGCCGGTTCGTGCCGGGCCAACAAATATCACTGCGTCGTATTCACGCGAGGCCAGGCAGTTCATCGGCTCAATAACATACGGTGCCACCAGCGGATCCCACGGGACTGAGTTCCCTGCCCCCATGGGCACCCGCATATACTGAGCAACGGCATCAGCAACCCGCATTCGTCTCGGTGCGCGAAGGATATAACCTGAATCGGTTCGTGCTGCCTTTGCGGTTTCCTGATTCAGCATTACTCCTCCTGCTGTAATTCCTCCTCATCATCCGCACCTGCTTCAGTCACCCGCAGGGCTATCTGATCGCGCAGATCATCAATAATGGACTGAACACGGCTCACAGCGGCAGGCTGCAGACCGCAGTCACGTTCCAGAATATCCGGTAATGTCTCCAGCACCTGCACGACCGCTTTTGCCCAGATGGCAAACTCCCGTCTGACATCACTGGCCGGAATGAGTTGTGCCGTTTCCTGCTCGAACTTAAGACGCTCACGTTCAGACTGATACCAGGCTTTGCGCTCATGCGCGTCCATTTCGCCTTCTGCAACCGGCGGTGGTAATGCCAGAAATGCCGACACAATATCAACCACCCGATAAAGCTTGAGGTTGCTTTCATGCCCCCCTGCAACGGGTAGATTTTGCAGCCTTGCCGCAGCAGTCTGGCGATGTACACCTGACAGTGCCGCCAGTTGACTGATATTCAGCGTCAGATTTTTTAACTCTCGATCCATACCCGCTCCAGAATGTTTTAAACATGCATCTTGCGAACAACTTTAGGCAAACGGTGTTAGTGGTGAACAAAAAACAATCAAAATCGACACCATAAAAATAAAACTACTTTAATATCAATAAGTTACAGTGGTGGTGATGACGAATAAAATTTCAAAAACTAGCCTTTTTCCGCGACGCTCCCGCCCCGTGGCAGGCCACCCCACCGGGAGGACCCGTCAGCCAGGCAGCCATGAACGAGCGTCTGATACAGAACACAGAAATAAATCAGGCATCCACTGGCGTCACACAGACGGTGCATTGCATCGACAGGAGTAATGGCCTAAGCTGAACTCTTGGCTCTCTTGTGCCACCGGCGAATCTTCAGCGGATTATCCTTGGCCGGTTTTTATCTGAGGCATTGCTCACGAATGTATAGCTGTGCCCCTTCCAGTTGTTTTTGCATTATTATCAGCCGCTCTCTGAGAGTGAAATAATCCCGTTCAGCGGTGTCTGCCAGTCGGGGGGCGGCTGCATTACCCACGCCGGGGGCGGCGGTGGCTTCACGTCCGGCCTGACAGACTGCTCTGATGCGCAACCGACGACGACCAGCGGCAATATCATCACGCAGAGCATCATTTTCAGCTTTTGCATCAGCTAACTCCCTTGAGTATTTTTCATCCAGTGCAGCAACATCGCGCTGGCGCCGCTGCATGTCAGTAATGGTGGCGGTCGCCTGCTTCAGCTCACTGACTTTTTTATCACGCTGTTCTTTGTAGGCGATGGCGTTATCACGGTAATGATTGACCGCCCACGACAGGCAGACGATTATGCAGATAACCAGAGCATAAATAATCGCAGCGACTCTGCTCACTGAGCTATCCCCCAACAGGCTAATGCGCTTTCCTGGTCACGACGAATAACCTGTCCATAGCAGTTATTTGAACGTATGCGGCAATCGCGCCCACCATCTTTTATCCACCAGCGAATCGCCTCGCATGCACCCTTACGATCACCGGCATTCAGCCGCTTATAAAACGTCGACGGGAAACACTTACCGGGGCCAATGTTATAGGGACAAAATGACGCTATACCCGCTTTCTGTGATTCGGTCAGTGGTACTTTAATATTGCGCGCCACCCATGCCAGCGCCTTATCACGTTCAATAGCGTTAACCTGGTCGCATTTTTCCTTCGACAGTTTCATACCGGGAAAAACGGGTTTTCCATCCACCATCGTGGCCCCCCGACAGATGGTCCAGATGCCGGAACCATCGCGGTATGCCGTGGTATGGTTACCTTCCTTTTCATTCAGAAACTGGTCAAGAATGTCAGGCGCAGGCGCACCGACGGCAATCAGTGCCAGAACGGCAGCCGACAGGCCATATTTGATTTTTGCGCTCATGGATATTTATCAGGATTTATCGGCTTCAAATCCCCGGATATGTTAAATCTTACCTCGCCAGTGATGGGCACTGGCGGGAGGAGGATGTCAATCTGATAAACACAGAGTGACTATGGATTACACAAATCTACCAAAACAAACTTTTGCTGATTTAATCGCACTCAGGCAAGCAGTCGTAGCTCTAATCAACTTGTTGCCGGAGAAAGAAAAGGAATTAGTTAAAGCGCGTCTTAACAGAACTGCCGCCGATTTTTCATCATTCCCACTGACAGATGACCTTGCGGACCTTCCAGAATTAATTGCAGCGTCCGCCATTAAGCTTACTGAAGAGATTTACCCTCCTCAAAAATCTTCACAAAATTCCTGCGAGTAACCTCAATGCAATAATCGTAAAACGCCGCAAACTGCTCATCGCGGCGTTTTTTTTCATCTTCAGAAGGGATCAGCACCGACAATTTTTTATTCAGATCAGCGACTCTGCCCTCCAGTTTTTCAATGGGCGATTCAATATCATCTTTTTCTGACCGCAATGCCGTCGGTGGCGTCTTCAGAGAACCAGTAATTCTTCCCGGTAGCTTTCCTTTGTAGGTTATCCACACATTCTGCGCCTCTAAAATTATGGGGCGCTTTTCCGGCGACTGCTCACCCCCTTCACATAACCCGGCGGCAACATCCAGGAAGACCTGTCTGATGCTCCTTCTGGCTGCTGCCTCATAAAACTCCAGCGCGGCACCTTCAACACGGTCCAGCGAGATGTCCAGGTCAAAAATTTCACCGTCAAAGCGTTTTTTGTCCCGTAACGCTAAAGTTACCGTAACTTTATTCTCAAAATTGCGGATCCCTTTCACAATCAGTTCATAGTTTTGAGTCATTGAATTACTCTCCCCGTGCAGCCTTACGCTTGTCTTCTTTAATCTTGAAATAAAGGTTTGTCAGATACGTCAGCAGGCCAAACACCAGGCTACCCAATACACCTATTGCCACCCACTGGGATGGGGAGACTTTGTCCAGCAACTGCAGTAGCCAGTATCCCGTCCCCACCGCTGACGTGGTGTATGACACACCTGTTGTGATTTTTTCCATCTGGTACATACCCCGTCTCCCGTTATCCGGAAGCTGACAACAATAAAAAGCCACCAGTTAATTCCTGATGGCCCTGATGCATAAACGTCATAATACCTGACTGTTATGATTGACAATAATGATAATGTTTATATAGAAAGGTTCCCGATGTGTGTTACATATCATTTCTCCACGGGGAATATCCCCACGCCAGCGCAGACTCTTTTACCCGTTCTCTTCTGCGCTGGCTCTTTTTTTATGATGCTGCTGCATTTACCTCTGGCACCAGGCTTTCTATCTCAACACAATACGTGGTACTTCTTGTAACCAATATCATAACGATTAATCGACATAGAATTTCTCCCGAGTACAGGAACAGAGTTAAAAAGCCGGAATCAAATCGCAGGATGAACATCTGCCAGTAACAGGGCGTAAAAAAAAGGCCGCGCCATGCGCAGCCGGAAATAAAGGGATAACGATGATAGTTTGAGAAAAACAGAAATAACACTTTTGTTGCAGCGCATGGTGCCGGGTGCCTCCCGGTGAATTCAGCCGGTGTCACTGAACCCGCGTCGGCTTGCCTATAACATAATAAATGCTACCTACACCAGTCGCCCCTCCGCACAGGGGGATTCACCATGCAGTAGTGTTTTTAATAAACAGCAAATAAAAAAATCAAGCATTATTTATGCTGTTTCTTTTTATCACCGACCACAGCAATACCACAATGCCGCAGACCAGCACCCCATCCGCCAGCACCGACATGATTCTGCTGGTGAAATCCACCATCACCACCAGAAACAGCAGGAGTGCAGCCACAACCAGGCGCAGTTTTACCGTCACAGGTGATTATCCATACGAAGACCCAGAACACCGGCAATCTCTTCCAGCACCTTGCGCTCTTCCGGCTCAATTTCGCCTTCTGCCTCCGCAATGGCCACCGCCACATCCAGCACATCTTCCGCTTCACGCGTATCGTGTTTCACATCCTCGATCTCACGTAACGCCGCACGACGACCAATTTTAAAGTTCGTATCCAGCTGACCGATAATGGTTGCGCTCATCGCATTAATTTCTGACGTAAACGCGGACAGCGCTGGCTGATTACGCAGTACCTGTTCGATCGGAAGCCTCACTCACCACCTGCACAAGCCACCAGGTATGCGGCGTTAATCACCGCCTGTGCCAGATCGCGTTTTTAAAACTTTTTAATTTCCGTTGCCGCTCTGCGGGCCTTTTTACCAAAAATACCAAACATCGTGACGTTTCTTTGGGTGGGGGAGCCAACGCCCGGGAGCGATCTGCCCACAGAGAAAGTCACACTGACCACTCCGTAAGCTCACCCCCGAAAGGCTCTGTGGTTGGTATGCGCCGGGCGTGGCGCGGATACAAAAAAGGCCCGCAAAAGCGAGCGAGGGAAAATAAGTGTGGTGCGTTGTACTGGATTCGAACCAGTGACCGATTGCTTAGAAGGCAATTGCTCTGTCCGGCTGAGCTAACAACGCAGAATACCGGTAATGGACCGCCATCGGGGACTCGAACCCCGCGAAACCAGCTTCGAAGGCTGGCGTTCTATCCCGATGAGCTAGTGGCGGTTGGTGGCCCTTGCTGGATTCGAACCAGCGACCTGGCGATTATGAGTCGCTCGCTCTCACCACTGAGCTAAAGGGCCGGGAGCAGAATAATAATGGCGCGTAATTAATTCTGCAATCTCATCCGTTCCAAACGATTAAATCCTGAACTTCCCTGACTGTCTGCTCAAAACGTTCGGTCTCCAGCTCAACACCAATCGCACAACGCCCCAGTGCCATCGCCGCTTTTACCGTTGAACCTGAACCCATAAAAAAGTCGGCAACCAAATCACCGGAGCGACTGCTGGCCTCAATTATCTGCCGCAACATATCCGCCGGTTTTTCACAGGGATGTTTGCCCGGATAATACTGCACGGGCCTGTGCGTCCAGACATCCGTATACGGAACGGCAGCTGATACGGAAAAATAACGTCGCAAAGATTTGAACTCTTCCAGCAGGCTAGCGTATTGACGGTTCAGTTCACTGTATGTGCTGACCAGCTGGTGGTGTGGCTTTTCCAGTTCCCCGCGCTGATGTTTTTCTGCCGCAACACGCGCAAACAACGCCTGCAATTTGTTGTAATCCCCCTCGTTCGGTAACTGCCACTGACTGGTACCAAACCAGTGCGAAGCCATGTTTTTCTTTCCGGTGGCTTCCGCTATCTGTTTTGACGTTATTCCCAGTGATTTACGCGCATCACGAAAGTAAGAAATCAGCGGGGCCATGACGTGCTGTTTTAGCTCGCGCTCCTGTGCCACATAGCCATCATCTTTCGGGCGATACGGTCCCTGATAATGTTCTGCAAACAGAATGCGTTCTGTTGCCGGAAAATACGCCCGCAGACTTTCCTTATTGCACCCGTTCCAGCGTCCGGACGGCTTCGCCCAGATAATGTGGTTCAGCACATTAAAGCGCTCACGCATCATGATTTCGGTGTCAGATGCCAGGCGATGACCACAGAACAGGTAAAGACTTCCGGCAGGCTTCAGTACCCGCCAGAACTGCGCCAGACACTGCTCCAGCCATTGCAGGTAATCATCGTCGCCCTTCCACTGGTTATCCCAGCCCTCGGGCTTCACTTTAAAGTATGGCGGGTCTGTGACTATCAGATCGACAGAGTTTTCCGGTAAAGTCTGGATAAATTCCAGGCAATCAGCGTTGATTAACTCACAACTGGATATTTTTACAGTATTAACCATAGATCAATAAGCACTTCTCTGATAGGCTCATACCGCTTTTGCGCAAAGCAGATGGGCCTGAGGTTTGCTTGTGATTCCAACGCATGGGCAGATGGCTGGCAGGTGCCGCTAACACCCACCAGCCGCCCATTACCACAAATTAAAAAACCTTCACTGAGGAAGGCGTCTGTAACAACCGAACTGATAATCGGCCAGACCCGCCATAACAAGCTGGGTCAGTATTAACTGGCAGCGCTCGCGTGAAAGGTAAGTATTCTGCGCAATTTCCCCGACGGTCGCCGGTTCGGTGACGCTTAACTCATTAAACACCACTCTGGCAGTTTCGGTCATATCCTGCTGTTTTAGCATGTCTTTTTCCCTTTTCTGGTTAACGTGACATACCAATAACTCTTGTCTAAAAAGCCAGCAAGCTGAAAGACCGGTATTCGCAACCACCAGCGCGTTTAACGTCCTGTGCCGCTTTTTGGGCGCAAAAAACCCGCCAGGCGGCAGGTTTAAGCAGTGTGGCGAAGTAACCACTCTTAACAGCATATTTGTTTTTTTACGATTGTAAAATGTTTGTCAACATAATTTCTATAGAATTTATGTCAGCAAAATGCAAAAATCCTCAATGAGCCTCGTGTCTCATCGCAGTATTATTGCCAGTATGGAATGTAACTTTAGACATTACTACACAGGGATTATTTTATGTCTCTTCGCTTCAGACAAACTTTTACCATTTTCCCCGGAGTGCGCCTTAACATCGGTAAACATGGGGTAAGCGCAAGTTTTGGTGTTCCCGGAGCCACAGTTAATGTTAACCCAAAAGGAATTAAAGCAACTGTAGGGTTACCCGGTTCTGGTTTATCGTATACATCACCTCATTTACCATACAAAGATAAACCATCCACAACCATTCCGCTAAATCCGTCGTCTATAGAATCTCCTGTTCATACACTTGGGTTAATTTCAGACAACACTCCATCAAATGCAAAAATGTACATGCCACAAGCAGGCATGAATGAAATCTCTAGTGCCTCAGTAGAGGCCTTGACAAGCACATCTCTTTTACCTTTACGAGACTTGATCGTTAAAGCACGAGAACAGAGAACGGAAATAGCAACGGACTTACAAGAAGCTCTTGTAGAAGAATCAAGACAAAAGAGCGAATTGGCTCGACGTAAATCAAGCCTGTTTCGATGGTTTTATAAACGTCGCATTGCAGAACTTGAAGTAACGCTACCACAAACACAAGCAGAAGTATCTCGTCTTGTATCCTGGGAAGATAACACTAAAATCGTCATTGATTTCGAAAATAACGATTCCTCACAACGGGCTTATGCTGCAATGATTCGTGCTTTCGATATTTTAAAATCAAGCATCAAAAAATGGGATATTACCGCAGATAAAGCTACAGATCAGTTTGCAGAAAGGACGTTAGCTACACGAGCAGTTGATCGTCATCCAGTTGTATTTGATTTCGCTTCAACAGATCTAATTCGTTTTGCTGGACGAGCAATGCGATTTGAAAACGCCAATGGCGACGATATATTACTTTATCCCGGCATTGCTGTAATTCCCCGCCCCGATGGGGTATTTGCCCTGATTGACTTACGGGTATTACAAATTAATGCGCAGCATCAAGGGTTCCATGAAGAGGATGGTGTTCCGAGTGATGCCAGCATAGCTGGACATACATGGGCAAAAACAAATAAAGATGGCTCACCAGACCGACGATTTAAAGATAACTATCAAATTCCAATTTGCATTTATGGAAAGTTATATTTCCAGTCCAAAACAGGCATAACTGAAGAATACATGGTATCAAATGCTGATGCAGCTCTGGCTTTCGCAGAGGCATTTAAGCGCTATCAGGATTCACTTAGCATGGAGTAAGCGCTAGTATATAACCCAGCTTCATATTTTATACCATTTGGATAATTGCTTTAATAGCAGAAACCACTCAACAACCTAATGCTGCCCAAACAAAAAGACAGCTAAAATATTCTAGTTTAGGGACGTTATTCGCCCCTCATAAAGAAAACAAATTTATGTGAATTAAATTAACATTCCATCTCTAGTTTAACATCCAACATCATTAACATACCAGCCACGATCCCCTCTGCTTTTTGCAACAAACGACCAACCCAGCAATCTGAACGTCCATGTTTCCTTGCAAGCGCCATAAAAGTCATTCCCCCAACGTAATAATCCACGAGCAGATCATGCAAGTCACGGTTGTTCTTTTTCAGACGAGCCATGCAACCACAGATAACCATTGCGTCATCATCACAACATTGCGGGCGTGATTTAACCTTTGACGGAATCAACCCCTTAAATCCGGCAGCAATGGACGACCAAGTAACATCTTCGTGGTTATTTGCCACCCATGCCCCCCAACGCTCAAGAACCATCTGAATATCACGCATCAGCGCAGTACCTCCTGCACCAGTTTTTCAAACTTTCCAACTTTGGTTTCCAGCTCTGCCACACAATCCACCAGCTCATCCACTGCTTTTTGTGCGCGGTGTTTCGCCTGCATCAGTTCCCTGAGCGCCGGCACCATATCCCGACGAATGGCATCTTTTGTTACACCTGTTTTTTCCAGTTGTTCCGCCTGTCGCAACATTTCCTGTGCCTGTTTACGTAATTGTTCAGGGGTAAAAGTCATCGTCTGGTTGTTCAAAAGAAACGCTCCATCTTACTACTGTCAGTTCGTTTGTTGCTGTATCTGCGCGGCTGGGGCTGCTGCATTGGGGTGGAAAGAACCTGTGCGCTTTCCTGGTCCACAGGCAGAAAATGTCCGTTATAAAAACGCCGGTAAATCGTCCCCAGAGAACCGTTACGTTGTTTCGTGATATTGATTTCTGCGATGCCCCTGGCCTGCGTATCCGGGTTGTACACTTCATCCCTGTAAAGCATCAGAATGATGTCTGCATCCGCCTCTATTTCTCCGGAATTTTTCAGGTCTGAGTTCATGGGGCGTTTATTGGGTCTGGACTCCACACCGCGGGAGAGCTGGCTCAGCGCAATCAACGGAAAACCACCGGATTTTGCCAGGCCTTTAAGCCCCTTTGAGATTTCACCCACGGCAAGATCATGACGCCCCGTGGTTCGGGTTTTTATCAGTCCGAGATAATCAACCACCACCAGCGCCGTTTCCGGATGTTTAATTAGGTGGTGTTTCGTTGTTGCGCATATCTCGTCAATGGTCAGGTTCGCCTGGTCCACCATCCAGATATTGCGCCCGGTCATCCGCCCCACCCCTTGTGAGAAACGTGCCCAGTCTTCGTCTTCAAAGTGAGTGACAGATTTCAGGCGTGATACCGGCATTCCTCCAGCCGCAGATACCATGCGTTCACCAATCTGGATGTTCGCCATTTCCATTGTGAACAGAAGAACACCATGCCCCTGCTCAGTCACCTTGTCGATGATATCCAGCGCCAGTTCGGTTTTGCCCATCGAAGGACGTGCCGCAATAAATACCAGGTCGCCAGGCTCCATGCCGCCCGTTTTTGCGTCCAGTTCATCAATACCGGTCATCAGCGCCCTGGATTTCTCCAGTCCCTGATTGCGGCATTCAACACGGTCGACCACTTCCGGAAGGACATCATCAATGTGAACCGGCTGAATGACGCCCTTTCCTGTCGACAGTGTGACCATCATGTTCTGCGCATCCTTCAGAGCATCCTCGGCTGCTTCACAGGTATGCGCATCACGTAAATTCTGTAATGCTTCGGTCAGTGTTTTTTCTGCATCGCGCAGTGCGGCATTTCGCCGCAGCGCTGCAACATAGTGCTCCAGTGAAGACTTCACCCAGGTTTTACGCCCGGTGTCGGTAATCACCGGGGCAAGTTCCGGCATCTCATTGCACAGCAGCACGGGGTCAATGACGCCGGATACGCGAGCCTGTCTGCAAATCCCCGCGTAAATATCCCTGTACTGACGCACGAAAAAGACATCCGCCGGAAGCGTGGCCAGAATATCCATCACTTCCGGATCAGCCCCACGCAGAAAAAACGCGCCAATCACGGCACCTTCCAGGTCATCGTTACGCCATGCCGGATTTGTCGGTTTTGTCATGCTGCCACACCTCTGATATGCGCACGGTAGCTTTCCCAACCAAACACCAGGCAGTTACACCCACCATCAGTAACGCGATCCACAATCCGTTCACCAATGGATTCTTTAAGCTGTTCAAACGTCAGGTTGCTGATCAAAATTGTCGGTAAAACGCTTTCGTAACGCGCATTTATGATTTCCTGCAGGATGGTGATCTCTGTAGGCGTGCCGAACTGCACACCAACCTCATCGATGATCAGCAGGTCCAGTGAGGCGAAATGAGCGAGAACTTCATCCTCGGTACGCTCTGAATTGTGGCGCCAGGTATTTTTCACAGCGCGGGTCAGTCGCATAACATCCGTAATTTCGACGGTCGCCTGGTGGTGGCGAATAATATTTTTTGCCATTGATACAGCCAGATGATTTTTCCCGGTACCACAATTGCCAATCATGACCATGCTGGTACCCGCAGCAAGACACTTCTCCCATGAACCGGCATAGCGCCGACAAGCCTCAAGATTTCTCTGTGCGTCAGCATTCACCGCCTGATAATTCTCAAACTCGCAGTTCTGGAAGCGGCGGGCAATACCAGCCCTGTCGAGTAATTCATGAACTTTCAGGATGCGTAACGCCTCCTGTACCTGATCCAGCTCATTCGCAATGCAGGTCGGGCAACCAGACACCCGTTTGATGGTTTCCCCACGAACATCTGGCCCTTTCAACACCAGACGTGTGTATTTCCCGTGTTTCTCACACTCAGCAGTATCCTCGCTTGTCAGCCAGTGTTCACAGCGCCACGGACGCTTCCCGACACGGGCAAACTGCATCTCCTCCTCCAGTTCCGCCCTGCGGTTGAGCAATTGCGCTTTGTCGTGTTGTGCGTAGTGTTTTTTTAACTGTTCAAACATTGTTCATCACCTCGAAAAATCACCAGTTGAAGTTCGTTGAACCGTAGTCCTGCTCACTGAATCCCGAGATCGGGAGGCCGGTAGTTCGCCCACCTCCGGGAGCGGCTGGCTGTTGCCAGGATTCCTCGAAGTGACGATCGGGTCCAAAGAACGTCGCAGCCTGCTTCACGAACTGTGTGCCGATATTTCCGGTAGCTCGTACCCAGGCGGCATACCGCTTCACGCCATCAAGCATGGTCTCCGGTTTTATTCCCTCCCTGATACGGGCTTTCCAGGCTTTGAAGGCTGCTGACTTGGAATTGCCACCGGCACGTTTGGGATATTCCTGCCAGGCCTGTTCAAATTCCGGTGAATATTCCTGTCGGGCAGAACGCGCTGGTGCAGACGCGTCAGCGGATGCGCCAATAGTTGATTCATTGACTGGTTCTTTGACTGGTTCAAAAGAGTGACTGGTTCTGGGTGAATCTCCTGCACTACCCCCTAGTGCAACTCCTGCACCACCTGGTGAATTTGTTGCACTAGGTAGTGAATTATTTGCACTACCACCTGGTGAATCTTTTGCACCATCAAGACGAAGAAGATAAATATTGCTCGAGTTGCCTTTTTCACCTTTCCGGGAAACTTTTTTTACCAGTCCCGATTCACAAAGAGCCGTAATATGATTCATCACAGAACGTTTGCTAATCTCGCACTGATCAGCAATATGCTGATAGCTGGGCCAGCACTCGCCCTGATCGCTGGCATTATCAGCCAGCTTAATCAGAACCAGTTTTCGCAATGGATTCCCCACACGAATTTTCATCGCTTTAACCATCAGCTCCATGCTCATAGAGCACCTCCCAGGCGTTTAAACATTTTTCCGGACTGAAACGCCATCAACGGATAGCTAATGGTGTAGTTACGCCCCAGTAATTCACACACAACTTTCTGGCTTTCGGTGCTGACCAGGCAAACCCGCAGAACGTGACCGTTGCTGGTGGCGAACCACTGCCCCACACGGGGGCAACGGTTGTATCGGTGATACAGGGAATTAACGATGT